CAATAAACTGGTCATTAGCATCTGCTACACCAGTTATATTTTCAATATCTAATTCTATGTTTGTTGTTGCCATGTATTTTAATTTTTTAGTGTTATAAGCATACTAAAGACAGGGAAAAGAAAAGAAATCGAAGGAGGAAAATAAATCTTCCCTACATCCCCGTCTTTTTATGTATGCATTACTATCCTTATATCGTGCTATTAATCACGAATTTCAGATTTATGCTTTCTGAATAACCAATACATAAGCAGTGCATGACGCTAAGTCTACAGCACCACCAGTATTATTAGCAAGTATACAAGTAACCGTATCAGCCGCTGTCACATTTGCAACTAGCGTTAAATCTGCTACATCAATACTTAAACTCACTAAAACAAAGTCACCAAGAGATGCACCAGTAACGGTAATATCTTTAGCTTCTTCATCGCCATCAGCTATTGAACCAGCGTCCCAAGTTATAGAACCAGAATAAGCGGTTCCTAGTTGGTCGAGGTTATTGTCAGCCTTGTTTTGTCCGTATAGAGGATTTGCCATAATTAACTCCTATGTAGTTGCAATCCAGATACCGTGCGCTTCGGGCATTTCTACCTGAAGTGCGGCTTCTGTTTGGATTAAGTCAACCCTGCGGTCAACGCCACTATTTTCTAGAGTCTGAACACCAACATAGATTGCTGTATCACGATTCAAGCCATTACCGACCAATGGACGATAACATACATGTTTCATGTTTACTGCAAGCATGCCAATATCAGTTCCGTCTAAGTGAATATTACGAGCAACATTCATATCTCCATAAGGAGTAGAAATTACTGTAATATCAACACCAAAGACTTTCTTCTTGCCCATTAAGGACATATCAGCTCTACCTAAGCTATTTGCACTTGGACTAGGAGTTGTTGCTCCACCAAATTGAACCATACCAACATTGTTAGCAAAGTATCCACTTAACTTATGTAACCAGTTAAATACTGAAGTGCTAACAAAGAACAATGTAGCATTTGAGTTATTATAACGTGGGTCTAAGAAAGCAGATAAATCATCCAAAAATGAATCTTGTGATTTTGTTGATAATGAAAGCGCGAATTGGTTCCCATAAGTTGAGATGTAAGAAACAATTCCATCAGTTGTCCATTCAGAACCGCTTGAAGAAGCAGCTCCATTAAACAATAATGATTGTTCAATATCAAACTTATGTTCAATTAACTTCTCTTTCCATACTCTTGCCCATTCGGACGAGTCGTATTTAAGAGCAGTTGCTCTTGTAGTATTATTCATTGCCATTGCAGTCTTCCAAATCTGAGTATTTCCATATCCAGTTGAGAAAGGATTGTCTTTCCAAGTCTCTGGGTATCCAGAACCTTGTGCAAAAGCAGTTCCAATAACCGCAGAACGTTTATCGGCTTGGTCAACTTGTGAATCATTGCCAATTATAGCAGCGTCAACACTATCTTTATAAGATAATTGAAATACTCCTGGTGTTTTGACCAATGAACCCGTTAGGGTTACTCGATTTGAACCTTCATTTGCAACAGAACTAACTTTAAATACTCCATAATCAGTAGCGGCGGCACCAGCTACAGAAGCAGTTGGTATCTTAACTAGTTGACCAGGAATAAAAAATTCTGGTTTTGTACCAGATGCTCCAATTGCAATTGCTGTTCCACCATAAACACTACCAATATTACCAGCAGACTTATAATCACAAGCCATTGTAACTTTTGTTGTACTTGAAGTCATAGCACCATCTTGAGATGGTGTACCGCTATCAGCACAACCATATGCATAAGCATAACGCTTATGATACGAAGGACGACGTTCAGTAAATTTGAACTGTGGGTCATCCGTGGGTTTTTTTGCAAGCTTCGTTACAAAACGAAAGAAAGGGTCTTGAGCTATTGCTAGCTCAGATACTCTATCCCCGAAATTGTATTTTCTACGAAGGTCACCTGTTGAAAGAGAGGAACCCTGTGAAGCTGCATAGCCTTCAGTAAGTCCACTCTCTAGACTAAATAAATCAGCCATGATGTTTACTTCTCCTATTTAGGAATTGAGCACCTGGCTAATAACTGTTCAGCAGTTACTTAACCAAATGCGTTGTCTAGTTGTTTGTCAATACCCATAATAGCATCGAAAAGCACATCATCAGATGATACATCTATTTTAGCTGAACCAGTTGTCGCAAGAGATTTAGGGCGACCTTGAACTTGCTTAATTTGTTCTGTCGCCTGCCTTCCTGCATTAGAAGCAATATTTGCATCCCTTTGTCCGCGATTCTTTAAAAAGTAAATATCTTCAAGAGATAAAGTATGAGATTCCGAAAAGTTAACATAGTCATTCCATTCCGCGTCATTCATGTTTTTAGATTGTCTAAAATCATTTCTTGCTCGCATCTGTTCATTTTCTGCTCGCTGTTCTTCTAATCCCTGTGACAACCTACGTTGCACAACTCCATCAATTGTTGAATTTAATACCTTTGCTGAATCACTGTTAGGGTCACTAATCGCTTCATCTGGGTCAAAAATAAAATCCTCATCTAAGTTTAACTTTTCAGTCATGCTCTTAGGGGCATCTCCGCCATTCTGAAAATAGTCTCTAACATGAGTGACTAAATTAGAATCTTCGCGCATTGCATCAAGAACGGGCAAATATGGTTCAAGTTCCTTTAAACGCTGGTTAAGGCGTTTCCCTTCTTTGCTTGAATCTGCATATCGTTGCTTTAAGTTCTCAACGTCTTCACTTTGCTGAACTTCATTACCCATAGAGCTTTCTGTCGCTTGCTTATTATCGCTTTGCTGAAAGGTTGTCTGTGTGTCTGTCTGTTCTGCTTCCAAAATGCCACCATTGACACCTTGGTCTAACTGACCAAAAAAGTCAGATTCGTCAAAACTACTTTCGGGGACATCAGTATTATCTACTGTTGCGTTACCTACTTGTTCTTCTAACATTTAATACTCCTCTTTTATTAATACTTTTAATTTACTATTTCTTTATCTTATCTTGCAAGGACTTTTTTTCTTTTTCTGCATTTTCTTTTATTACCCTACGATAAAACTTTTGTTGAGCTTCTGTCTCTAATACGTCTTTTTCTACTTCTTTAGACCCAACATCAACATTATGTCTTATACCAGCTTGAACTAATTGCCTACTTAAAGTTTCTATTGCACCATCCTTATCTTTCATTTCTTCTGTTAATTGCGATAGTTGTCCCTGTAGCTGACTATATAATGACTTTCTTTCAAGTATCTGCTCTTTGTTTCTTACGTCTGTTTCACCAAGCATTGCAACATCGTCAATAAGTCCAGCTTGGAACCATTTAAAATACTCTTCAATTAATGCCCATCTATTTAATGGCATTACAGCACCAGCAATAATGCGAACATCAAATCTTGAACTTGCATAATCTGTCCATTTATCTATCGCTTCACCATAATCATTATAAATAGGAATATTAATCCTTGTCTCTTTTTCATCTTGTCCCCCACCTGCATTCGGTTGGACAATCCTAAATACTTTATCATATTTATAATGTGTTTGTGATATTTCTTTAAATACGCAACCTAAATGCTCTAAGGCTGGTTCTAATAAAGAACTCATCCATGCTTTAATCCTACGTGTCCCAAATTCATCATTAGCTAATAACCCACGATATGTCTCTGCTTGGTTTTGAACAAATCCCATCATTGCACTTGGAATACCAGCAATATACTCCATATCGCTTTTACCTTCCTGGACAACTGTATAAAATGCATTATTAATTGGAGCTGGCAATACAGGTGTTGGCGCATTAAAGCCTTGTCTATATTTTAGCAATGCACCAGGACTAGAAGAATACTGTTCCCATTCATCTTCTGGTATTGACCCTTCTTCATATTGCCACCTAAGATTAGAAGCTAAATTTGCATTATGTAACATAACTTGATGTGCTTTATTAATCTCTTGTTGCTTACCTATCATTGGTAAAACAGCAGACATAGCAAATGGAGTGCCTGTATATAAATATGGGATTGGAACAATTGGATACTCACTAAATGGTAAAACATACTCATATAATGTAATATTTGAACCGATTGTGCATGTAACCTTTATACGGGTTTCAAAGAACTTATTTGCCTCTACTATAGATTTTGCCACTTCTTCATTCTCTATAAGAAGATTGTATTCCTTTTCACTAATTGTTTTCTCTTCTACTCTATTCAATTCTTCTTGTGTTGCATATTCAAGTTCAGCCTCTTTACGGACAATAGCTGCTTTAGCTTGCTTTTCAAGTTTCTGTATTTCTAAAATAGCTCTTTCCTCAATCATTTCCCCGTTTGCAGCTAACTCTTGTATCTTTAATACTTGTTCTTTAGTAGATACTTGTGTTTCTGCGCGAAATGACTCCATCTTTTCTTTTGAAATCCGCATAACACCCTCAATCTCATCCTTATTAGGGTAGATACGAACTGTTAAGTTCATAAAAGGAACACGAATTTTTTCATAACACTCTGTATAAGATAAAATATCATCTCTACTCCCGTGTGAATCAATAGCATTGACTACATCTTCTGGTATAATAGCACTTGCATCATCTCTATCTGCTTGCGAATAAGCAACCATATTTGATTCCCCACTTGCCTTAGTGACTTTGCGACTATATTCAGGGAACATTATCTTTAATTGTTCTCTTGGTAATAGCTTTCTTATAATAATAAACGAAGCATCCCTCAATAAAAAGTCTCTTGACATTGGGTCAGGATATACATCAAATGAATCAACCCTCTTAAACTTAACCTCACCTTTACCATGGTCAGCATCTTGGTCTATATCAAGAAAGAAATAACCAACACCCTTTGTAAGCGTATCATTAATGACCCCTGAGTAAATTGCTTGCCCATTAGAAATCCCCCAACAATAATCAGCAATATCACTATGAACTTGTGCAATATTTGCATCACTTCCATCAACTCCAACCGCTTTCCAACGAGGGTTATTCGCAGTTACA